CTCTAAACAATGTTTTTGCCATAGTATTATCCTCCTAGTTTCCGAACATAGTCTCTAGGCCGTCGACTATACGCGTCTATGTTCTAATTAATTGTATAGTGATTAATTTATATACTAGATTTGAGTAGAGCGCAAGAGAGCCTGCAATGTGAATTGAATTTATTCAACGATGTAGCTTTTTATTAAGTAGCTACAGAAACTTCAGGAGCGGCACCATCTATTTTGTTTTGCTGATGAGCTTTTGCTGCTTCAGCAAGTTTAATATGGCTAATTACTTCTCTGACTCTTCTGTCAATCTTAACCATATTGAGAGTATATTTACCCTCTTTAAGGTGTTCCTGCTCCCACTCTAGGTCTAGACCCTTCTTTTTGTTGTAAAGAGTCTCCAGATGTTGTTGCATCGATAACCTCCTCATAGGTTATTCTTTTAATTCTTGGATCATTCATTTCTCCAAGATGTTCCCATTTTATATCAGATTTTCCCAATCTGTCAATGATAGCATTCTCAATGTCTAGAGGAGAATCAACGCAGTTAATTATGAAATCAGCATGTAGTTGATATGCAAAAATTTGAACTCTAAAGTTTTTAGTGGGCATTTTTCCTTTCTATTTAGTTAATGTGGCGGGATTGTGTCCCGCCACAAAAAATTACTGATTACGCACCTTCAACACCGAAGATACCTCTAAAATCAGATACTCCAAATGAGTATCTTTCTCTAGCTTTGTATCTAACGTTGCCAGTATCGAAATCACCTTCCATTGCAGTAGTTAATGGAGCTCTTGTGAACATTTTCATTCCGTTTGGAATGTCTGTTAAGATATAAAATGCATCAGAGTCAGTTAAATAGTTATTAACTCTGTATCCTTGCGGAACCATACCCATAGATACGATTGCATTGATATCGTTATCAGCTGTTCCAGTTCTACCTTGAGATTTCATCAATCTCTCAGCTGTAAACTGAAGCTCAGAAGGAATGATCATTTTCAATCCTCTTGCTGCAACTCTAAGACCTCTCTCGTCAGTCATTTTAGCGATGTCAATCATTGACTGCTCTAATGACGTTTCGTTAAGATCCGCCTGCGTAGACAGAGTATTTTTGAAAGTACCTGCTATCGTAGGGTGAGAAGCGTTAAACAAGCTAACACCATCGCCTGAATCAAAGTTATCCGTTGAAGGAAGACCTTGAATTAGAGGCTCTACTGCTTTTACTTGTTTTGCATTGCTCATAGATCTTGCTAAAGCTTTTGTATATCTAGAAGCTAATCTATCGTAGAGGTTATCTTCGATAGCTTCTTCTGTAATAGCAAATGCTAAAGCTACTGTCTCGTGAGAGTATCTAGCAGTGAAAGTTTCTTGTGCATCATCAAATGATACTCCAGCACCTTCACCTTTTACTTGTGCGTTTCCGAAACCAGATAACATGACTTCTTCTTCAAAAGCTCTGTCAGAAGTTTCGTTAGTATAAATTTCAGCATGCTGATTTTCATACCTTTTATATTCCAGGCCAAATAAAGCATTTAAACCTGGCTCTAGTTCTTTAACTAGCTGTGATCGTGATATTGCCATAGTTTATTCTCCTTAAATACCCGTAGCCAGCGATCCAACAGTGTATTGGTGTAAGTTCACCTTTACTACTAATGAACAGTTAGCTGCCGTTTGGTCTTGGTTTTCAGGATCCTCAGCTACTCTAACTACTCTCAATTGTTTAGCAGTTGTTGCTGCTGTTGAGATTCCTAGTTGAACAGAAGATTTTCCTGTTGTTGTACTACCTGCTGCAGCAGTCGTTGCATAAGTTAAACCAATTTTTGATTTTCTTGTTGCAAGATCACCGCCTAAAGTAGCGTCCGATGCAATGATGTATTCTTGAAAAGGGTCATCATTAACAAACGCAGTGACGTCTTCGCTATTCGCTGGAGTTGTCGCTGCTGGGTAGAAGTTACTAAAAGTTGGTTTTAGTGTTGTAGCATCCGTAAATGTTACACCATTTAAAACACCAACCATAGCAGTTCCTGCCGCTGCAGTTACAATGTATCCACCACTAGAAGTATTGAGATCAATCTTCACTGGCTCTCCATTGAATATAGCGTTAGTTTCACCAGCGTCGATATCGTACTTAGATTGACCTTGAATAGAAGGCGTGTTGCCTGCTCTCATAGCCGCTTTAAGTCCGAAACCCTGGCTGTTTCTATTTGCCATAGTGTTGTTTCTCCTTATGTACCTGCCCCGAAGGGCCTCCAGTACGGGTTGTTAATCGATGATATTTAAAATTACTTTTTAGTACCACCGAAGGTTACACGAGATTGCCTTTCAACATTGATAGGCATTCTACTATCTTGCTCCTTCATAAGATCGTTTTCTACTGCTTCGCTTCGGTCTTGATGACGATTAGTCATGTACTCTTGACGTTGCTTCGCAATCTCTTCGGGTACCTTCGCAAGTAGAAGGCCACCAACCCCAATTACCCCTTTGTATTTTCCTTCATCAAGGACTGGATAATCACTAGCATTTTCAACTTCCTCGGCTCTAACTAATTCATAACCTTCTCTTAAACGTCCAGTTATATTCTTAGAATCTTGAAAGCCAACTACTTCAGCTCTTATCCATCTATACCTGAATCCATCAGGTGCAGGGGGTGCATCTAGAGATGATGGTGGAACCCACACTTTAGGTCTTTCAGACTTTGACCGTGTGTCGTTCGCACGAGAAGTGTTTTTATCTTTTTCCATTTTACGCTCCTTCCGTGTTTTTTAATTGTTTTGCGTATTCTTCGAGTGGCACTCCTAATTTTTTAGCTATTGCTACCTGTGAAGAAGTGAGTCTCACAGTTTTGCGACCTGGCTTTACGCTTCTCTTAGCAGAAGCCACTGTCTGAACAGGGGCGGTCGTTTGCTTTTCATCAGTATTACCAAATTTATGCGGGAAGTCAACTCTGATTCTTTTATCAACTTCAGCATAATACTCATCAGAACTAGGATCATAACCTTCTTTTTCAGTTAAATCCTTGTGTATCTCAAAAGCAGTGTATGTCATTGCTCTGTCAGTTCCAAACCATGAGTTTTTTGCAGCCCATGCTTCAGCTCTTGGATCCGGATTAATTGGATCATCTTTTTGAGGAATGTTTACATTTCCACCTTGAGAAAGATTTACAGGTTTCTCTTCCTGTGTTTTATTCTCTCTATCTCCTTTAGCTGCCTCTAGTTTTGCATTCTCAAATGCGAGAGTTGCAATTCTTTTGTTAGCTAATACTTGAGCTTGAGCATCTCCAGATTCTATAGCTGCAGCTAATTCTTTTTGTGCTGCCTCCATACCTGAATTTATAGTCGACTCAAATTTTTTAATGTAGTCAGCGTCAGTTTTATCAAATTTTTTTTCTAAAACTTGTCTTTTCTGTTCTACAGCTTTTGCATACTCAACAGCAGCTTGTTCTCTTCTCTCTGCTTCTCTCATTTTACGAGTTAATTTCGCAATACGAGCTTGTACACCTTTACTATAGTCTTCTAACTCACTATCTGATTTTTTTTCGTCTAACTTTGTTTCTCGTTCGTTTTCAAATGTTTTATCTGTTTCGTTTGTTTCTGTTTCTGTTTCTTGTTTCGGCGCTTCAGTATCTACTACTGACTCGTCTTTTGTTTCTTCGATATCAATCGTAGCATCAGGTCCTGATGTATCGATGGGTACCATTTTTTTATCTTCGTCTGGCATAGTTTACTCCTTCCTATGTTTAGAACTCATGCAAGATGTCCTCTGGACTATCAATTGTTGCTAACACTTCATCGTCGTTTAGCAGACGCATCTCCCCGCCATCTATCTTGATTCGGCTGCCTGCATAACGCGCAAACATCACCCAATCTTTTTCTTTGCACCACGGACCCTCTGGATATCTCTCCTTATCCTTGTAACATTGTGAGCCCATAGCCATAACTAATCCCACTTGTGAAGCAACTTGTTGTCTCTCCAATGTAGTTTCAGCTAAATGTAATCCACCTTTAGTTGTTTCTTTCATTTTAAAAGGTAAAACTAAAAGTCGCCAACCAGTTGGCTTTGGTAATTTTGGTTCTTTTTTTGTAGGTTCTACACCAACAAGTTTATTGTTTGGTGTTAATATCGATGACTGTTCCTTTTTCATTTTGCTCCTTATCTTCCAGCAGGTTAGAGAGTTCCTGTCTTGTTGCCTCTAGGGCATTTATTTGTCCTATTATATACTGATATTTTTCCATGGTGTCAACACCTCCAGATGTGACCGTTACAGATAATGCTTCAGTTCTAGTGTTTATAAATCTAAGTAGTCTTTTTATTACGTTTTCTAATTGCATCTTTTCCTTTCTTAGCAATTGATGCAACTTGGCTCTTACCCATGACTTTAGCCCTCTGTTCCATCACTGTTAATATTTGTATTTTGCGTGCAAAGGGTTTGTTTACACGTTTTACTTTAGCCACGGTTGCTCTTGCATCCGATGGTGTAGCAAATTTTATACGGACGGTATCTCTAGGATTTTCGTCCGTATAAAGTCTACGTCCAGACCCTTTTGGCTTTTTACCTGTGCCTTTTTTCGGGTCTGCCATTACGCCTTCTTCTTTTTCATCTTAGCTTTTTTCTTTTTAGCCATGACGAACTTTTTTAATTGTGGAGGGATTTTTCCACCTTTTTTCATAGCGACATCTCTTTTCATCATGCCGCCTCCCATCTTTGCTTTTCTCATGATCGTTCTCCTAACTTAACTTTAAATTTATGCACTTTGTTACGAGCTTTTCGTTCAAGTGCTTTATCTTTTTTATCTA